TCGAAAGCGGTCATACTAAAAAGTTTGAAGATGATTATGAGAAGGAAAGACTGAAGGCAGAAAAACACAACGACAAGGTTGAAAAGAAATTAGAAAAATTTTGTAAGAGTGTTGAAAAAAGATTAGGTAAACCTAATCTTGCTCCTGCAGATTTTCCAAAAGCTGATAAAGATAAATGGGACGAGATTTGGAATAGTAGAAAGTGGAGTGCGTCCTATCCTTTCAGCGTGGAAAATGTAAAAGAGTTTGCAGAGTTCTGCAGATTTAGTGGAGGTTTTAAAATCTGCTAATTAATTAATCAGTCGGCGAGAGATCGCCGACTGATCCCTGATCCATTGGGTAACTTGTGTTTAAACAAAGTCGACTGCCTGATGGATCTGGGATCAGTGAAACGGGTTCGCGACTGTACCGGTAGCGGATCACTGGTTCGCGAGCTGCAGCAGGGATAGGCAGCGCATTGTGCGTTGACCTTGAAGCTGCAGCTCCAAGCCACAAGCCACAAGCCACAGGCAGCTAAATTTCTGGGACGCCAGATAAGTCCACAAGCAGCAAGCAACAAGCTTTTATTTTTTTTGGGTGGGCCCCGCCCACAAGCTCTTCTCTCTCCTCCGCCATCCCCAGCCGCCGTCCAAGTATATAGGATAAAATAGGATATGTCAAGAAAAAAATTTAAAAAAAATAAAAATATTTTTCTTGTTTTATTTCCCATAATATCCTACATTGTAACTATGAAAACGAATCAAGCATTGCAGCTAGTGGGCGGCCTGTCGAGGCCGTCTAAAATGCCGGGCTGGAGCTATGGCCTACCGGCTGCGGAATGTAAAACCGGCTCGAAGCTTCAGAAGGTTAAAGGCTCGACTTGTTCCAATTGTTACGCGCTCAAAGGTTGTTACGTCTTCAAGGTTGTTCAGGCTGCCCAGTATAGAAGGTTAAAATCTATTAAACACCCTGGATGGGTCGCGGCTATGGTTCACTTGATCAATTCAAAAAAATCTAAATTTTTTAGATGGCACGATTCAGGCGATGTCCAGGATCTGGATCACCTTAACAAAATTTATGCTGTCTGTGAGTTAACGCCTGGTATCAGTCACTGGTTGCCAACGCGTGAAGCGTGGATCCAGGACCACGTCGCGAGAGCTCCCAGAAATCTAGTTATAAGGTTCTCAATGCCGATGATCGACCAGGCGCCAGCCGGCGCCTGGCCTAATACATCGACTGTAGTTACAAAAGCGGCTACATGTCCAGCTCCGAAGCAAGACAACGCTTGCGGTGACTGTCGAGCTTGCTGGGATCCGAAAGTTAAAAACATAGCTTATGGTGAACACTAAAAAGAATTCAACCCTGAGCAAGGGTTCAGTGACTAAGAACAAATGCTCACATGTGGATCACGAGGACGAAGCGGCCCTGGGTAGTTTGCCGGCACTGTCGTCCTCAAATTCCTGGGACGCTGCACTTTTTTCAGGCCACAAGCTACAAGCGCTCAAGGAACAAGCAACAAGCTGATAAACCACAAGCCACAGGCGTGGGGTGGGTCCCGCCCACAAGCGCGTGGATCTCGGTCCCTTCATAAAGTTTTATAGCCCTCTGACCGAGGGCCTTTGGCAGCTCTTTTACCAGTATGAAAGTGTTCTTAGGATGTCTAACATGAAAGGATATTTGGTGTGGTGAGAAGACAATTTTCTTAGCTTTTTTTAGCTTTAATTCTACAGTGAAAAACTTGCTAGAATTATTATACCCCAATAGATCAGGAGTCCCGTGTGCAGCACTATTTTCCAAGCGTGTAAATGATAATTTGCGATTATTTTTAATATTGAACGCTTTAATTTCATGCCAAAATTTGGTCTCTCCTTTATTCATTTCAAGCTAATTTTCAAGCTAAGTGGTATCTCCAACTTTCTTCAAAATCTTACCCATATTCCAGGTTTCAGCCTTAACTGTAAACACCAATCTATGAGATTCTCTATGACCAATTATTTTATTTTCTAGCAATTGTAAAGAAGTAACATCATAAAATTTACCATCCGGTAAACAAACTTGAACCCTTGCATCTTGAGCTGCAGGTGATTTCATCATCTTATCTAGTACTTGTCTTAATAATCTTCCATTCATTCTGACTTGAAATATATCCTATAATTTATATAATTCAAGTATGGGAGTACCAAAAAAACTAACAGCCATGCAAATTAAATTTGCTAATCTAATAGTGTCTGAAGAGGGTAGAATGACAGCAACAGATTGTGCAATAGCGGCTGGATATGCTGAAGACTCTGCTCACGTAACTGCCAGTAGATTACAGGATCCAAGACATTATCCTTTAGTGGTTGAATACATAGGTAGCAGAAGATCTGAACTTTTAAAAAAATATGATATAACTTACGAGGGACACCTTGCAGAGTTGGGTAAATTAAGAGATGAATCAAGAAAGAATAAAGCTTGGTCTGCTGCCATAAACGCAGAAGTAGGGAGAGGTAAAGCAGGGGGCTTACAAAACAATAATGAAATACATCTTCATAAACACGAGAATACTTCACAAGAAGATATAGATGCGAGAGTAAAAGAAGCTCTTAAATTTTACCAACCAATCATTGATAAGGACGCCCAGGTAATTACAGCCGAGTTATCTTCTTCACCCACTGACGAGGAATCATCGTCCGATCCCCAAAAGTAAAACCATCTTCATCTTTATCATAAGATGCAAACAGCTTAATAGATTTTTTATCTTTTGAATATAGCCAACCCTCATTTACTGGCTGTGCTAATTTCATTTTATCGAACTCTTTGTCTGTAGCCCAACCACTATCACTAACGCAATCAATCCATTCAACCCTTACTCTTGGATAAGGTATCTCTGGGGAGCTGTCAGTTGCTATTCTCTTACGTCTTTTTTTGGGCATATCTATTTATACACCCTATAGAACTTTTTTCTAGGAGACATTTTTCAATAAATCATTTTCATACGCGCGCGTACGGAAAATTTGTAACATTTGAAAAGTCAATGTTTATGCGTATTGTAACACGTGTAACATGACCATGTTACAATTTAATCTTAAATAAGTGGCTTATACCAATACTTATTTAACATTGTAACATATATAGCGTTGTAACATGGTTTTGAAAATAAAAATTTATTTTTTTATCTCTAGGAAAAAACTCTATACGATACAATTAGTTTAGAATTATTCTAAGTTTTCGTAATATTTACTGACTCTACCAAGCCATTTATATTTATACTGCCTAAATTCTTCATCAGATATTTCAAACTTCTGAAAATAGCCATCTTTTGAACACATTAACACCACACCTTGTTGGATCTTAGTTTGATAAGTGTAGTTATGTGCCATTGCATAGGCAGCTAGTTGAACAAAGTAATCTTCTATCCATTCTCGTTTTTTTGGCTTGTTAGTTTGTTTAAAATCTATTATGCTTTCGCGGTCATTATAAATCCCTACTACGTCTGTCTGCCCTGCATATAAATCTGGGTACCACAAAGTCACCTCAGACCCCCATATTTCGCTCAGAGAGCCCTTTATACCCTCATCTATCACCTTTTGTGCCATCATGGTAGCCTCTTGCCCTACATCGGTTAAATCAGCGTGTTTTTCGCCCAATAAATAGTGTTCTAAAAGGGTATGCATAGCTGTTCCACGTGAAGCTGCTTGGTCCTTGATCCTCGTTGCCTCTTCCTTGCCAACCTTAGCTTGCCACGCGGCTAATGAATCTTGCTTTTCTTTTGATTGAGTTCGTGATAAAATAGTTGTTACAGATGGTAATTTTTGGTCATCTACAGCGTAGTGTCTTCGACCCATGACTATCTCTCTTTGAGACTTTGGGTAAGTAAATTTATTATTCCATTTTACTGGCTTACCAATGTTATGATATTCTTTTAAATCTTTTTCATCCATCATACTCCACACATCCCTTCACATTCATTATTAAATAAATTTAATTGTTCCTCTTCACGTTTCACGTGAAACACGACCTCATCTAAATTTTTACAAGATCGATGCATATAATTTTTTATCTTATGTTCATTGTCTCTCATTCTTTTATCAAACTTAACTGCAGCTGCAAATTCATCTGGTCTATTATTTTTCATATCCAGCCAAAAAGAATCATCATGATAAGGACATCCAATACAAGAAGACTTAGCAGGTGTTTTATAATCTTTACCATTATACCATTCAATACAATCTTCTCTAGACATTTTCTTTTCAATCAAAGGCCATCGATTCTTTTGCCACCAAAATCTTGACTCTTTTACTCGGAATACTTCATCAGTAGATATACCAACCCAGGTTTCAACATACTCTGTTTTAGGAAACCTTGCATACTTTTTCATACCTAACAATTCTCTAATCTTTGCAGCAATTGGAGTTATCTTGTATTCTCTAGTGCATTGTCTACGACCCATACCTTTCTTACCTTTTTCATTTAAAGTAAAAAAAGGCACAGATACAAATTTACCTTTGTCAGTTGCATTTAAAATATCATCATGCAGATTACCTGCTTTACAAATGTATACAGGAAAAGACAATTTTGATTTCAGATAGTTCAAATGATCTATTACTGGTTTAGGCTCCCAACCGGTATCAGCAAAGATAGCTGCCGTTGGTTTCTCACCAAATGCTCCTTGGTCCGCCATCAATGCCATCGTGGAGCTCTGCACTCCTGCACCTAATGAAAGAATTCTAGCTAATGGTTTTTTAGTCATCTTTAAATTTATTTATAATATAATAAGCTATCATAGCACCAATACCTATAGCAACCATACCATAAAAAAACATACCTATTCCAAAAATAGCTGTCATTTATCCTTTGTTAATATCCATTTAGCTGTTGAAGTCCACGGATCAAAGTTATTAAATTCTAACTTTGAACAATTAGTCAAGGTCAATAAGACTATCAATATTAAAATTTTTTTCATTTACTCGTTTTTTTATTTTATAGTTAGCGATATCAATTACTTTGGCTTTTAATTTATTATTAGGGATGTGCGAATAGTGTTTAATAATTTTATTTATAGGTTCTATTTTCACATGAGCATAAGGCTGTATCAATAAACAGACATAATAAGCATCTCTAGATTGACATCGCCAACGCCATTGTTTTTTCCAACCAACTGTGTATGGAGTTTTATATCTTTTTTCATTAACTGTTCCACACCCTAGTAAATTATGCATCCATAGTAAAACAGACTTATCAGTCATAGAAATTTCCATTCTAATTGACCAGGTAGGATAAGGTTTTTTATTATTTTTTCTTTGTCTATCGTATTGTTTATATTGAATACTACCTTCTCCATCAAACAAACCTGCTATGTATGATGCATCGGTTTCACTAATCATAATTTAAATGCTTGTAATTCTTTTAACTTTTCTTGTGCGTCTACAATTGTTTGCAACAACTTATCGATCTCTTCTAAGTGTTGTGGATGTTCACCAATACCCACAGAATTATCTAAATAAATTTTAATCGTTGCATCAGCTGCAGCTATCTCAGCTTCGTATTTTTTTTCTAAAGCTTCAAGTATTACTAGTCTCATTTGTCCTCCGTGTAGTCTTCTGTTCTTCCATAATTTTCAGCATCTCTTAATCTGTCTATTACCTCTTCACTTGTAATAGCTGCTATCTTTTCTAACTTTTGAATTGTATCTTTTAATTCTTTTATCTCAACTCCTGCTCTTCTACATGCAGATTGTAGTATTTCTTTTTGTTTGGTCAAACTCTCAATTGTATTTTCCATCTTCTTCCTCATCATGTATTTCTATTTCACCTTGACTGTTACAAAAATCACAATTAGCCCATTGTTCTTCTTTGGCTATCTCGTAAGGCACCCTAACAAAACCATTACCTCTACATACCTCACATATTTTTTTTGCCATTTTCTTTCTCCTCTTGTTTCTCTATTGCTTTCCTCATCTTATATTTAATATACCCAGGATCATAACCTGCGTAATGACATACAGTAATGAAGTTTGAAGTTGGTTGTAAGAACCAAGATCTTGCTTGATCTATCATATTCCGACCTTCGTGAAATTCATATTTATCTCTGGTTGCATCATCCGCAGCTAAACCTAACACAGCCCTCCAAAGTTTAAGTTCTGGATCTGGACGTGAGTAGTCATCACTTGTTTTTAGTCTTTGATAACTTACCATTGAGTTTTTCAACTTTTTCATTAACTAATATATTAACTGTTTGTGCACGAGATATTGTCGTGTTGGGCACTATGACCCTTCTCAAACTATCTAATTTAGTGTATGTATCCTTTGATAAGGAAACATTTTTATATTTGCTAAAGTCTGTCATTTATAACCTTTCTTTTGTACATATAATGTAGGATATCCTATTAAAATTTAAAGGGTTTGTCAATGAATTATTTATTATCAATTTTGATTTGTAGCACTGTGGCTAATACGTGTTTACCTCCAATTACTTTTAATGAGGCATATGACTCTAGTTATACTTGTCTTATAGATGGATATCAAAAATCAATGGATAAATTAAAAGAAATCGGTCAAGCAGAGGTTGATAAACATGGTTTATATCTTAAATTTGAGTGCACACAGCTTGTTATTCCTAAGAAGAAGCCAATCGGTCAGCCAATTTTCTTATCTCTTTAAACCAGTTTTCATAATATTTTTGATCCTTGGTCTTATTCCAAAGATTAGCGATACGGTCTAATTCAACGACCTTGTCCGCGATACTTTTTTCTTGAGAATTTCTTGTTTGGTTTTTTCGCATGTCGCCTTGGTCTTTTCTTTCTTGTTGAACCTTTATATGTATTTACTCCGAAGAGTGGTTTCTTCTTAGCCATTTTTTATCATCCTCTGATAGCTGCATGTATCTTATTTTTCCATTTATATGTTGTCTAGTATCTGCACCACAATTAGTGCATCTATAATAATCTGTAACAACAGCTACTAAAACTGTATCCTCTTCACAATTTTCACAAACACCTACAACCGTGTCTATAGATCCTAAACTCATATTAATTTTTTTCATATTAAATTTTTTGCTCCACCAAGAACTGGTTTGTATTTTGTTTTACCTTCTGATCTGTACGCATGTAAATAAGATGCCCTTGGTGTTCCTTCAATCCATGAGCAATGTATCCATCCGCTGTTAGGTTCACCTGGAGTGTAGAACTCGAGGATGAGCTGGTCATACGGAAGGTTCTTGTGAATCCAGTCAGCTAATTCAGCGTTGTCTACACCTGGACATTCGAAGTCTGCAGCTTCAGCTTTGGCGTGCTGTGAATTTATGGAGCTACCAATAGCGAGACATAGTTCTGGGCTACGGAAACCGCTAGTGATTTTGACTCTGCCGAAATGGTCACGTACCGGTTGCAAAATATTTTCACACAATGATTTTAATTTTTCTATCTGCTCTGGACTAGGATTGTTATTGATGCCCTTCCTAATAGCAGTGTCGCTTTTAGTAAGCTCTGAAAGGGTGAAATTACGTGTTAAATTCATTTTTATATTTTATCCTATTATATATTTTTTTACTGTTTATTCTATGTTGCCTAAATCTATCATCTCTGAGCATTTGTGCAAACCTATTAATTTTTTTTAATTTATTCAATAATGAGTTTTTTGATCGATTTTGAGCCATCTATGTTATCCTCTAACTCTGCTTTACCGCGCCAACATTTGTAGGTGACAGATTCAGAGAAAGTTCTTTCAGCTTCACGTTTTCCGCGAAGGCACATTGCCATTGACGGTTGCAAACGTGCCTCTTTAATCTCTCCGTTTACAAACATAAGTAATCCTATTACAGCTTCTATCATTGTGAATTACCATTTGTGTATTTCATTTCTCTATTTGCATCTTTTAGCTTTTCAATATCAACCAATACTTTGTCCATTTGTTTTCTTAAAAATTCTATGTTTACTTTGTTTAACGCCATTGATTCTATGTGTTTGTTTAATTTGTCTGTAGTCTTATAAAGATCCTCGATCATCATGAATTGCTCAGAGTCCGCGGGAAGTGAACCAAGTTGTCCACGTGGCCATTTAATTCTAAACTCTGTGTTTTCTTCTAGGTCCTTTTCCATTATTTGTATACGAGTGTCTGCAACATTAAGACGTTCTATAATTTGAAAATAACCCATCGTGCCAAGTGCTACAATAATTATTAGACTGGCAACCGTCTTCATCGGCATTTGCACAGCTGCTTCTTCAGAAATGTTAAGTGGTTTTTTAGACATTATTTTTGCCAACTAAAAAGCCATGCAACAATTTTGTTCCATGTGTTTTTAATTTTATCTATGATTCTACAACAAATTTTTTTACATTTTTCAATCATTTTTTTTCTCCTCAATTTCGTAGAAAAAATTATCAGTATCCTCTGTTTTCCACTGACTGGTATTTTCTACATTCCATTCGTTAGTTTGCACTTTCCATTTAGGAATTTCATCTTTAACAGTAAAAGATGGTATATCCCATATACATCTATTGTTTGGTTGTGCTGCATAGTTACCATCATCAAGGGCTATGATATGTGCGCACTTATGTTCGTGCGGGATCTCAGAGTGATCAGTGTCTACTATATTAGATTCTGGGTGAGCAAAGTCAACAGTAAATAAATATTTACCTGGGTGCCATTTTTTATCTTTGCCTATATACTTACCTGCTTGTCCATCTAAGATGTCCCAAGAAGTAATAGCAGGATAATAACTAAAACAATTCCAAAGCTGAAGCTCATCAAGTCTACGTTTAGGTACGTCCTCAACCTTAAATCCGCGTTGAATAAAAGCTGTGATAGGTAATCTGTAAAAGATTGCACCATTTTCCATAATTGCGTGCCAAAGAATTGCTTTGCCTGTGATGGCTGACATACCAAAGATAATACAATCTTCAACTTCACCATGATGTTTTTTAAGATCAAATAAATATTCTCTACGAATTTGTGCATATTCTACTGGTATGTTTGCATTTAAATAAGCCATGGTTAATCCTTATCATAAATATCACCCCAAGTTTTACCTGTCTCATAATCAACTTTATTGGGAACTTCCAGACTAACGGCATTTTCCATAATTTCAATTATCTTTTTTGCCTGTGCGTCTGATTCAACAGATAAATCTAACTCATCATGAATTTGTATGTGTGCTAAAATTCCTTCTTTGTATAATTCTAACATTGCTTTCTTAGTCATGTCTGCAGCTGATCCTTGAATTAATTTATTTAAAGCTTTGTATGTATAAGCTCTTCTTATCCCCGGTCCATGTTCCCTAAGCGCATCTTCGTGTATCATGGCTTTGTGCATACCAAACTGGTTTGGTTCCCATAAATGAAATCGGCATAACCGACCAAGAAGTGTACGTATCTGTCCACGTTCCTGTGCGCGATTAGAGGCCGAGTTCATTAATTGTTTAACAAAGGGAACTTTCGCATGGTATTGGTCAAACAATTCTGCTGCTTTGTCTTTTGATACTCCTAATTCTGCTTGTAACTTTGCTTTACCCATTCCGTAAAATAAACCAAGATTAATTACTTTAGCTTGAGATCTAGGTATCTTTGCCATGTCTGCTACGGTCTGATGAAAGTCTGTTGATGAATCTGTTTCATATGCATCGATTACATCGTAGACAGTTGGAAATTTATGGAGAGCTGCGTAATGCACAACGAGTCTAGGTTCTTGTTGTGAATAATCAAAACAACCCCAATGACATCCCTCCTCTGGTAAGAACAAAGATCTTATCATAGGTCCTAGATCCTTATTTCTTGCAGGTAGTTGCTGTAGGTTTGGATTATTGTAACTAAATCTACCAGTAACTGTGCCACCTGCATCGGATCTAATCTGATTTATCTCCGCATGTATTCTCTCTTTATGTTCGTATTTAATTATGGTATCAATAAATGTAGTGTGAGCTTTATTAATTTCTCTAGCTTGTGCTATTTGTTTTACTACAGGATGTGGATGTTCTTGTAAAAAATTTTTTGTAAAGGAAGGTGCTTGTGTTTTTACAGTTCTATCATAAGGCAATTTTAATTTGTCAAAAACTTTGGCAATCGATCTTGCTGCCCATATTTGAACTTCTATGTTACTTTCTTTTTTTATTTGTGACAGTAATAGGTTTTCTTGGTATTGTAGGTCTTGCTTCAATTTATGAGCTCTTTCAACGTCCACTCTCACCCCAAGAAATCTCATGTCGACCAAACAAGGAAAAAGATCTGTTTCCAAATTGAAAATAGATTCTACATCTTGATAAATAATTTCTTTTTTAAAAACTTGCCATAGTTCTAATGTTAGTTCTGCATCTTTCTCTGCGTATGCTCCAACTTCCATTGCAGGTAATTGCCATAGATCTGCTTTAGGATCTAAGCCTCTTGACTTTGCAGCTTCGTTCAATGCAACCTCAGACTTACCAAAACCAAGATAATCCCAAGACAAACTATTTAAATCATATTTAAATCTATTTTCATCTATGAGACTGGCAGCTATCATTGTATCTACCACTAAACCATTGATTTTTATACCTAATTTTCGTATCCAACATACGTCATACATTGCATTATGAAATATTTTTGTAGCATTAGATGCACAAATATCTTTGAACCATTCTAAAGTTTTCTTTCTATCCATGTTTGGTCCAGAGCCATGAGCAATAGGAAAATAAAATTTACGACCTGGCACAGCAACAGCGATACCAACCACCTCACCTAAACCAATAACAGAACCTGATCCTCTTGTTTTAAGTTCAGGATCTCTTGTTTCTAAGTCGATTGCGATCTCATCATAAGATCTAAGATCTGGATATTCTTCTGGCTCAATCCACTCTGTCTGTGCTTCAAATATTGGTATCTTCATTCATTACCTTTTTTATAGCTAATCCTAATTCTCTCGCAATTTGTGGGACGATCGCGTTCCCAAGGGTTTTAATTCTACTTGCTCTGTCTTTGTCCAATCCATAGGAAATCCCATTAGGAACTCCACAAAGTTTGGATTCAATTTGCCACCAGGTTTGTTTTGTTTTATTTGCAACATGTTCCCCACTACTGAGTGTCTGTCTTTCTGACTCTTTGGAAGTGTTAGATTCTTGCTGTCGTTCGTTGTTGGACTGTAATACATTTGAACTACTTGATTTAAAGGAGGTTTCTGTCCTCCCCCTGGATGTGGTTTTCTTGGTTTGTTTATCTCGTTCGAATCGAATGCCGTTGGTGTTGGAAATGATTGTTTCTTCGCTCTCATTTCTTTCTCCAGATACAACATCGCGTCCGATAGTTTCGCTCCGAATGTCGACTCTGGTTTGTTCTTCTTTCTCAGAATAAAACCTCCAGACTTTGTTCTCTCCACTCTGTTCGATTGTTCTCCTCCCTCTTCGCAATCCACTGTCGGTGTTGGATACATCGTTGGTGATTTTAAAGTTCCTTGTTCCACGTCCCTTGCTTGTCTCGTTAGGGTTATGGTTCTGTTTTTCTTCTGAGCTTCTAGTGATGTCATCTTGCCTAAACCTCTTTTCCCTGCGTCCCCCTCCGCTGTCGGAGTTCTCCACATTTTCTCTAGAGAATTTAATTTCACTGCTGCCGTCAGATTGTGTTGAACTGCTGCTTTGATTCCCTTTCTTTTGATCAATGTTTCTGGGTTCTCCTGTCCTGATGATCTCGGTGTTGGATACATTCTCTTCTCCTCCTCTTGAACTGCTACAGGCAATGGAGTTCCCCCTTGCTTGTATTTTTTTGTTCTCTCCGATGCTGAGTCTTGTGTCGGTGTTGGATACATCTTCATTGTCTCTGGATCCACTTGTTCTCGCAGGTTCGCGGGTCGTGATCTGCCTTTCCTGTGTCCTTGTTGTAGTTTCAGTGTCCCTTCTTTCGATCTTGGAGGCAAGTGATCCATTGTGTTCGGAGTAGCCCACAATCCAGACTCTGTACCTCTGGTGCCAAGCACCGATGCCTGAAGCTGGAATAAGGAAACATTGGACTTCGAAACCTTCACTTTCCAAGTCGTCTTGCACCTGTCTGAGTACCATGCCGTTTTGGATGTTAATAATTCCTTGCACATTCTCCCCAATAACGAATTGGGGTTTGATCTCCCTAATGAGTCTAAACATTTCTGGCCAGAGATAGCGGTCGTCATCTGTTCCTTTTCTTTTTCCTGCGACTGACATTGGTTGGCAGGGGAACCCTCCCACAATGACATCTGCGTCTCCTTCTTTTCCTTTGACATCTTTTATATCCTCCTCGATTGGTATGTTAGGAAAGTTTTTTCTTAAAACTTTCTGACAGTATTTATCTTTCTCAACAAATTTTACTGTCTCAAAAAAACCTGTTGAATCTAAACCTAATGTAAAACCACCTATGCCTGAAAATAGATCTAATACTTTCACGAATAATCTCTTTCTAAAATCATTTCAAGGTAGTGAATAGCTTTCTTAATATCCTTTTCTTTTCCTTTAGACCGATGTCTGCAAATATATTTTATAGCATTACCTTCTGCAAATAATAATTTGTTTTCATTAATAAATTCTGCAGGTTGAATCTTCATACTTTTATAATGGTTCCCATCAACTTGTTTATCTAATGAATCGTACGTCGTTGATTTAAACATATCTTTATGTGTCATAAATTGTAACCATACCTTTCTATTTTTGCTCTCATCAAGTATAAATTTTTTCTACTACGTGTAACTCCAACGTACCAGACTCTGTGTTCTTCATCTCTTTTTCTAACATTTTTTAACACAGATTCTCTTATTTTTCTAGCATTATCTAGTACAAGTAGAACATTATCGGATTCTCCACCCTTTGCTGCATGTATTGTAGATATTTTAACTCTTGGTGTCTCAGTGAGTTTTTCTTTGTTTGATAGTAATAATCTAATGTAATTTTTATCTTCAAGGTTAGCTTTGTCAAAAGCTTCAAACCAAGGGACTAATTCATTCCAGTTATTGTCAGACATATAGTCTTCAACATCATCAACTTCTTTTTGATTTAATTCTTGTCCTTCACTCCATCTAGAATAATAAACAGCTGCTTTGTGTAGTTTAGTGTTTAAACTTTTAAAAAATTTACTTTCAAAAAATATACCTCGTTGTTTTAATTCTTTTGCTATCTGCACAGATTTAGACCTAGTTCTAGTTAGTATTAACCAGTTATCTTTTTTAAGATCTACATTATCTAAGTTGTTAATTTTTTCACATAAACCATCTTCTTCTCTTGGATCATACTGTTTATCTGCCCGTAATCCCTCTATCCTATTGACTATTATGTTTGATATGTCTTGAACTTTTCTTGGCACCCTTCTAGATTTTTTTAACACCACTTCCGTTGCAGGTTCTTTTATAAATCTATCTACATCTGCTCCTGCCCATGCATAGATTGCTTGATCATCATCTCCTGCAAGATATATATCTTTAGTATTAGCTTTTAATATGTCATACATCATCCACTGTATTGGAGATAGATCCTGAGCCTCATCAATAAACACAACATCAAAGGTTGGACATAGGTGTTTTTTGTTTACGAACTGGTGAATCATGTCACTATAATCCACTAAACTATTAGCTTTTTTATAATCAAAATAATTAACTGCTACGTGTTTTAATATGTCAGGATTTATGTCCTTACTATAATCTCCCGTACAATATTCCTCCCATACCTCTATATCTTTTTCTCTAGATTTTAAAATTATTTGAAAGTATTCATTATCGCAAGTCATGTAAGGTGAAGTATCAAAATCACCTTTTGTTTTAACACTAATACTTAATTCTTTTCCAAGATCATCGTAGTGATAGTCTTGCATAACATTTTCTTCTTTTAATCCTAATGTATGAAAAGCTAATGAGTGTAATGTTTGAAAATGTTTTAAATCTTTTTTATTAAAATCTTTATTTTTGTTAAGCATTCTTTCTTTTGCTGTGTATGCTGCCTTTTTAGTAAATGCAAAATAACCTATCTTTTTTACAGGTGTTCCTATTCTTATGTATGCTAAAGCTCTACGAATTAATTTTTCAGTTTTACCTGTGCCTGGCGGTCCGTAGAATTTTTTTATCACAGGATGTCATCCTTATTTTTTCTATCTAATATTTCTACATCTTCTTCTTCTCTTGGAAAAAATGATAAAGGAACTTTTATACAACGAATAGGGTTGTGTGATTTTTTATCTGTGTCCTTTTTAGGGTATCTTTTTAAATGTCCTAGTTCTGCCTTAAACTCTTCTATCAACATCCTACCAGTCTTTTCATATTTCATTTTCCATTCTTTGTTTTTTAAATAATTAAAAAATACTTCCATGGTAAAGTATGCAAAGCCCTCTTCTTTTAATACTGATCCACTACTAAACGATGCAGCACTAACTGCAGGAACTCCGTGTATGTGTTCATCTAAATATTTTTGTAATAATTCTTTTGGTGATGTACCTGCAGGAGGTGGTTGCACTGTTTCTGTTTC